ATTATAAACTGTTGACAATGTCCGGTGATCCTAATAATAATAATTTCCACGGTAATGATCTACCACCTCAAAATAGGGTAGATCCAATCGTTCAGGCTTTAGTACCTAATGGGGAACTTGTCGCCAATGAACCAGTGAGTCGGAAGTCGGATGGCCTAGCAGCTGGGAGAAAATCCCAGGTGACTGCGAAGCGTGCGGCGCAACGAAGCTTTAGGCGTAAGACTGGTCACGGAGGAACCCACGGTCAAGTGGGGGCTCGAACATCGAGCTCGCCGGTTGCTACAACGCAACCTGCGGTTAAAAATTCCAATACACGGGTAATTTCGGATGTACGTAACACCCCCGTGTTTGGTGGATATTATGCACTTTATGATTCTGCAAATCCTGACGTGCATAGTATTAACATCCCACATACGGAAGGCAAAGGGACAGATGGGCAATTAATTTACCCCCCTAATCCTCACCATATTTCTGCTGAAATTAGAAAGAATATGTTCAAAACGTATGTTAAAACTTCTGGAAATCTGTTCAAGAAGTGTGCGAGTTTGTATTGTAGCTCGCGGGATATTACCGTCGTCAAAGAATTGGATCCACCAAGTGGATTCAATTTTCTTTATGGGACCTATTGTAGTAAAGATTATTACAGTAGGACACCTGAATTGACGCGAGCAACTCTTCGAGCTGGAGATAATAAGGTAGATCTGACGCAAAGCGACACTACGCAATTATTCAGTGAAATGACGAAGCTAGACAGCATATATATGGGGGATGTTTACCTTTTACCTCATTTGCAGTTAGGCAACTTTGTGGATCTAATGATTCGTACTGGAACTTTGAAGGAGGTAGTGTGGTTCGGCCACATGATGTCTACACCTATTGGATACCAAGGAGAGAGTGGCTTGTACCATTTTAGGGGGAAGGAGGTAGTTAGCTACCCTCATAAAGACCCAACTCCGTCCGACATGTATGTCCACCCACCGGCATTCCTACTTAATGGAGTAGTGAATGATAAGCTTAAATGTGATGTTCACGATTTAGGCCACATGGGCACATATGTAACATTCCATAAGGGAGGTACTAACTCTCTTAGGGAAGCCATGGAGCGAACTCGTTTAAAACTCGGGTTCAGATCGGGGGCTATTTGGCCTTTTCTTAAAGAAGGGGGCATGAATAAGGATTTTTATGTATATGAAAAACATGTATATAAAATTATGTCTGAATTCCGAATTCGTGCAGGTACACCAAGTAGTACAATATTAACAACACTTCAACAAGCGTTGTTAAAATCTTTAGGGATGGACGACTTGTACAAGTATTCAGACCAGTTCCCAAGTGCAGCAGAAACACGAAGTGTCATTTTCAATGAGACATTTGGTGCTCTGTGCGAAGCGTACAATAAGCGAATGGCAGAACTTAAAGAGTCACCACCAATTGAAGAGTTGCATCTTCAACCTTGGTGGCAGAGGTTAGGTAATGCAGTTTCCAGTCGAGCGACTACTTTCACAGCTACGTCGGTAGCGGTTATAGGCGCCATTAGAGTCCTTCAAGGACTACGACCCGGGACTATAGGGTATTCCCTATTGAGTAGTTTAATTGGAACCCTCCCTGTGGACATATATAGTGTCTGCGGTGCACCAGTCGTAGAAGACTACTTATTTTCTAGGTTAAGCGAACGTTTCCCACCTGTGATTGCAGCCCTCCTTATGGGGGTTATTGACGGGGTGAGTAATGTTAGTGTAGCCTCTGGTATCATCTCTTTTTGCGTATGGATTCTTAAATTGAGTCTATTAGCTTGGGGGGAAGATCCACAAGTAGCTTTCTATTTAAGTTGCTCTTATCATGCTATGAGTAACTTAGTCAGTGTCATTGGTAAATATTTAGATCTACTATATATGATTTCTCCTGTAATGGCGAATTTAACGGCAACTGTAGTTCTGTTGGCGTATGGATTTGTCGTTTATGGGGTGATTTTGTATATGATCATTTACTTGTCAAATAAGCCATTCTATTTGCAAGTTCTCACAATACCTGTAGATATAAAAGATACCAAAAATGCTGAGGCGACGGAATTGTTGTATCATAACGTCGAGGTGAAAGTTCCGGAGGTAGTAGAAGTAGGAGGGAAAACAACTAGGTTAGGTGAAATGCTGTTTTCTGATACGCGGGTTAAAATGTCGAGTGAAGTATCCGATTTATTACGTGCGCAGATGATTGAGGAAAGTAAGGGTGTTAGTCTAAGCTCTCATAAGGTGGAGACTATAATAGAGATTCCAGATGTGGAACCTTTTAAACCACCACCCAAAACTGTCCAATCGTATGTGTATGCCATAGAGAAGAGAATACTGGCGTGTACCCCCCCTGATCAGATCACGTTTAATACCGATTTTAGCGAGGAGTTAAAGCGAGTATCAGTCGAACATGTTGTGACGTACCCACTAGAGGCGGCGAACTCTAACAATGTGGAGGATTTGTTCTTGGATGTTGTTAGGGATCTCAAAGCTGAACGAAGGCTTACTTATGAGCGATGGTGGAATACCCAGACCTCAGAAGAAAAGGTTTTGTTTATGAACGGTTGTGTCTTTGATACAAGTATGTGTACGAGGTCAATGATGCTTAAACTGGATGAAGCTCAGGAAGTATGTAAACCACGTTGCTTAATTAATGCTCATGTAGCGTTGAATACATTTTACAAGCGGCATTTCGATAAGATCCATGGTGGATTGAAGCGATTTCCTGTTAGTAAATGGTATGCGCGAGATGGCATTGATATGCGCGTTTTTACGATATTTGCTGCTGGTCTGACAGTACGTTCACTCTGTGATCAAGTTATGGAGTGTATTGAGTTGGGATGGGATACTACGGAACGAGTAAGAGTAGTCACCTGTGTTGCGGGTGATGATACGTTACTATTTGTCTTAGAGAGAAAAGACAATGGTGAAGTAGATGTTTGGTACTATGAGACGGATGCGACCAGTTTTGATGCTTCTCAAGGACGGGTTTTATTGGATGAAGAGATGAGTGTGTATGAGGCTTGTGGGGTTCCCACTGAGTTTCTTAGACTCGCAGCTTATAGTCCCATAGAAGTTGAAATTAATAAGTTTTCAAAATTCGATCTAAGCGTTAAATTCGCTTTGAACGTAACAGGTCGTTCCACTGGATTTCCAAATACCTCATTAGGCAATTCGATTGTAGAATCGATATTGGTTCATGAGTGTTTATGGAAAGTTTTTGAGAGGTATGTACAAGGGAAAGAACTATTTCGAGAGGTTTTAGATAAAACGTCGATTTACGTCGATCGAGCGAAGGAAATGGGTGTAACCTTTAAAAAGTTATATTCAGGTGCAACGTTAGAGAAAGCGTCATTTCTACGGGGTTTCTTTTACCAGAACGATGAGGGAGATATTAGATGGGCACCTGCAATAGGTCGTCTAGCTAAGCTCTCCAAAACATTAGCTCCAATAGATCAATTGTACCGCAACATACCATCTTCCAGTGAACGTAGACGAAGATTCATGTATGACGTATTTTATGGGTTACGAACTTATGATTGGCCCGAAAGTATGACAGTGTTCGATCACATGACGGAGGCACCTACATTAGTATATCATCCATCAAATGGGAACCCCAGCCATTTGGTAGGTGACGAACAAGTAGGCAAGGCGTACTCATTAGCAGTATTAGCTCGCCGGTATGATATTGACTATGCTGACTTGGGTGAAGATGGAGAACCTTTCTTCTATTCGTCCAAAGATGTAATAGTTAATACGCCTAACCTGTCATCGTGCGCTGATATACTTTCAACGTACTACAGATATGACTATCGTTAAGTTGTCTCCGACTTGGGAAGTCGCTAAACTACCCCGGTGGTTACGATATAACTGGGGGGATGAAAATTTAATTTATGGCGAAGAAAACATCGCGAGAACAATTAAATCAAAAATCTCAACAAACTTTAAACAACATAGTAAACGTTGAAACTAACAAACTTAGGATGGAGTACCTTAAAACCGCACTTTATCCTGATGAGTTTGGATCTCGTTTACCAGATGAGCTGACGCAGTCCACAAACCTGTATCGGTCACTAAGAGAGTTCACCTTAGTTGCCAATATGGATGGAACTAGCAACGCTGGTCGGTTTAGCTTCGCAGTTAAACCTATCATCGGAGATACTGTGTCACCTAGTTCATATCAAGTAGGAATCGTTAACAATGTTAGCGGTTGGCCTACTGAATTTTCATTACCAAGTGCTTACATCAGCAGCAACCTGTACTCAGATCCGAGGGTGGACCCGTTAATTAACCAATTAACAGGACCTCCTTTAGGGTCTTACAGTAGTTGGACCCACTTTGCAGCAGCTGTCCCTGTTACTGCGAATACTGTCGATGGACAAGCTTTTGCTTTTGGAAACATTCAACAAGATAATTTGACCGTTACACAGGTAGCTATCCCCAATTTTGTCATTTCGGATGGTGCTTTATCAGGCACAGCATGCGATAACTTAATTGGTTGGACAGTTTCCCCCGGCGTATATAGAATCCATCCTTGGGTCTATGTAGTCGGGTCTTTGACGGCCACTGTGACACCCGGTTTATTCTTAGGTTTTGTAGATACTAAGACTTTACAGCTCACTGGTTATTTTCAGTTCGGTACCTCTCCAACTTTGGTGACGTACGGATTGGGAACAACCAATGTGCAACGCGTGACACTTTGGGCGGCGAATATTTATAACACTAGTCAAAGTCTTTTTGAAGATCTTGTTGTTGACGTGGACGTACCACCAAACACTGCCATGTTTTGGGGGTTGAATATATCTTCAGTAGGATATAACAATCTCTATACAGGGTTTTGTATGGCGGCCACTATCAACCAAGCGTTTTCACAAGTATCCAATTATGGTACTGTTGTTAAGCTTAGACCCGTCGCTTGTAGCGCTTTAGTGACTTGTACGCTTCCGGAGTTAACCGCGGGAGGTAATATAGTTGCTTATAGTGCTCCCAGCGGAGATGTCGATGCTTACTTTTACAACACCAGTGCCACAATGGGACCATACCAAGATTGGGCGAATCTGGCTCGCAACAATAAAGGACTTAATACACATGACGGAAATTTTAAAGATGGATGTTATGTGTGGACTCAACCATGGGATAAGAATGATACTCTGCTCCGAACACCTCAGGACAGTGTAACATACCCATATCAAGGAATTATTGTTTCGGGTCAGGTGAATCCTACCGTATCACTGACAGGATTGGTCGAAATAGGTAGAATTCGTATAGTTATTATATATGAATTCATTACTGATTCTAGATTGTTCTTAGGTGAGAGTTGTTACGGTTCGACGGCGGATCTTGATTGGGTTTTGGCTTACCTAGGCGCGCAGAGACATGCGATGGAAAATCCTGAACATCCTTCAAAACTAGCTAGTATTGTTAAAGGTGCTGCTAGATGGATAAGTAAGGCGGTTCCGGCTGTACAATCTGGTCTTAAGATTGCTAGTGGGGTGGCCTCGTTATTTATATAACGAGGTCACCCTTTGGCGCATTTTTGGTGCTTTTACGCCTAAAAACAAACACCCTGGTGCTGCTGAGCACTTTGCGCATTTTGGTTAGTTTACGCGGAAAAACAACAACCCGGTCGGGTGACATCAGAGTGCAATGTGGTGATTATGTGTAACACGTAAGTGATAGGTAATCTAGTCGTGAGAGCGACTAGATCAGGGTCTAATGACTCGGTTGAATATCTATCTGATGAAGTGTGTGTAGTAATCAGTCTACGTTGTTCTCCTCTGACGTAGCGCGGCTGAAGGTCAGAAATGATCTAGTTTATTGGTTAGTGGGGCTTACTTAGTAGAAACCACCTAGCGTTGAAGCGCTAGCTCTCCCCCTGTTTGCAGTTGTCCAGTAAAAAGCTGCTGACGCCACTAATGTGGAACTGACTATATGTTGGG